GGATACTCGAGATGCGCTATTTAAACAAAGTCATCGCGGAACAAAAGGTACAGTTGTCTAAATTATATATGACATATGGTCGTCTATCATACGATGAATATATACAAGTCCAAGAAATACACGAACTCATAGAAAACATGCGCCAAACGCGCGAACGTATAGATGAAATTCGATTTTCAAATCCAGACATCACCGAAATCAAGAAGTCATTCGTACGAAAATGCCCCGAGGGTGAGTGTAAGGGGTTTCTAGATGAAGATTGGTATTGTGGTATATGTCGAACTACATTTTGTAATGATTGTGGTGAAATTAAACACGACGATCGCGCATGCGACCCGGATCTCGTAAAAACCATGAAACTCATATTAAAGGATACGAAACCGTGTCCGAAATGTTCGACCATGATTTCTAAAATAGATGGGTGTGCACAAATGTGGTGTACCCAGTGTCAAACGGCGTTTGATTGGAGATCCGGGAATATTCAAATAGGTCGAATACATAATCCACATTATCTAGAATTTAAACGAAAGACGCACGGTCTCTACCGCGAAAATGGTGATGTACCGTGTGGTGGTCTACCGTCGAGACACGAACTTCCGGAACGCCTCGCGGATCTAATACACGTTATTAATTGGTGTGAGCGGGAGATCATGTATACACGATACGTCAATACCTCCACCTATCATCACAGGGTATTATACATGCTCAATGATATGTCAGAAAAGGAATTCAAACGCAAGATACAAGCGATCGACAAACACAAGGAGAAGAATATGGATGTCGTTAATGTGTATCAGATGTTCATAGACACGGCGTCGGATTTACTTCGTCAGTATGTCATACGTGAAGACGCGGGTATAATCACAACTTTACGTGAGCTCATAGTCTATTCGAATGATATAGTACGTTCTATTCATAAAAGATATAAACGTGTCACTCCACCGCTATTCAATAATAATATTCTATTAATGTAGAATGCTCGTGCTCTTACTGGCAATCATAATTTTCGTGTATCTATTGATTCCGAAATATAGACATCCACTCGTATTCCATGATTTCGTGACTCCAGAAGAACGCCACTATATCATAGAACAAGCGCGAGACAAACTCAAACCGTCGACAGTTTCGAGAGATAAACTCATAAAGAAGAATGTCCGTCAGAGTGAAACAGCCTGGTTATCGTTGGAAGATCCCGTGATACGCAGAATTGTCGATAAGTGTTTAGCCATGACGGACCGACCGATCGATAATTGTGAAAATTTACAGGTTCTTCGATACGAAGAGGGTGGATTTTACCGTCCACATCAAGACGCCATGCACGATCAAAAAAATAAACGCATGTACACATTCATCATCGCCCTCAACGATGGATATCAAGGCGGTGCGACCATGTTTCCAAAATTAGGACGCGCGTACAAACTCAACGCCGGTGATGTTTTATTTTTTGACACGCTCGATAATTATGAATTCATTACATCGAAAGCACTACACGGTGGTATGCCCGTGACGCACGGTGAGAAATGGATTTGTAACTTATGGGTCAACAAGTATCCCCTCACCACGGAGACGTAATTTACGACGATTCGCTTCGTGGAGCGATGTGACAGCATTCTTATTTTGACCCGAGTACGGCACCGCGTATCCTTCATCACACATCCACTTGTTAACATTCGTCCATTGACCATCCTCGGAGACCCACACCTCTGCGAGGATGCGCCCAAACTTACCACGACTGTCTCGTTCCGGGCATCTGAGTTCGATCTCGATATCATCCTTCTCAGATTCCACAGCTTTGAGACACCACTCTTTTAATTTTTGTTTTGAAATGAGGCCGTATACCTTCTCCGTCGCGTCGGATGTACGCGATTCGGGGGTGTCGATACCCAAAAGACGCACGCGTTGACGCGTACACACATCAAATCCTAGATCGAGAGTCACATCGATGGTATCACCGTCGACGACTTTTTCGAGAGATGAAACTTTATATACAAATTCACACGTGGGCTGGACGTATGTGGCCATATACTATACGAGAACATTATTCTCCCCATAGGTAACTGAATGATTTCGATGACGATATTCGCACGAAACTGAATGGCCACCACGATTTCATTTATATTCTCTGATATTATTAATGAAGTCTGTTGTCTTTACGTATGGTCGTTTTAACCCTCCACACAAAGGTCATCGCGTCATGATTGAACAGGTCATCGAAACTGCGCGTCGCACGAATAAGACACCCGTGATTGTCGTGTCACATTCGTATGGAAACGCTAAGAACCCCCTTCCGGTGGAGAACAAAGTGCGCATCCTCCGACGTTGGTTTCCGGGTGTGACCATACTCACATCAGCAAAAGATCGAAGCATCGCCAAGATCACACAAAACTTCAATGCAAATTCAATCATGGTCGTGGGTCAAAACCGTGAAAACAGTTTCAAGTTTCTTAAGTTTAAGAAGGTTGCCGTGTCGCGAACTCCGAATGCACCGTCGGCCACGATGGCGAGAGCCGCCGCAGCTTCCGGTAACGCAAAGGCGTTTAAAAATATGACAGGTTATAACTTGACGAATAAGATGATTAAAGCGATCGTGAAAAAATAGGGTATGGTAGACATAGAGGCACTCGCTACAAAAATATATTCTCAACTGGGAGCTGGGTACAGTGAGAGAGTATACCATAACGCGATGGAAGTTCTTTTAAGACGTGAAGGTGTTTCATACGAATCGGAACGCATCGTACCCATTCCATTTGAAGGACACATCATCGGTAATCTCAGAGCCGATATTATCATGAATAACGAAACAGTTCTCGAATTTAAAACCATTAAGACTCTGAATGATGCGGCGGAGTTACAGGCACAAAACTATCTTCGTCTGATGTCACTGAAGACTGCGTATCTGATAAATTATCCACCGTTTCCAAATCGGCAAGTGGAGGTACGAAAGATTGTAGTAGAACCATAAACGGAAATAACTTTGCGAGTGTCGCGTGAAACCGCTTCGTTTCCCTGTAATGTTTTTCTGGATCTTTGATACTTTCGGTTAAAAGTTCCCGAGCCGCATTCATGTGAAACGTGGCTTCGTCGAG